AGTTACGGAGAAGATGTAAATGGTGGTAACTGGAACGATTGGTTAATGATAATACCTATTAATACTTCTGTAATGATTAATGGATATTTTGCAGGAATACAAACTAAAGGCAATTTAGAAATAGTTAGGTCTTATAAAGTATTGTTAGATAATGCGTTAGAGGTTTTGGTTAATGATTTGCGAGAAATAGAATACAATAATGAATAAAGTATATGAAGCAGTAGCAGATTGTAGAAAGACATTTGTAGAAATGTCCTATGCTTTTACTCACGATATAAACGAAATAGAAGAAGCTTGTTCTGAATTAATGTTATATTTTTTACAAATGAATCCCTCAGTATTAAAAAGTATTTTTGAGAAAGATGGACAGAAAGGATTAATAAGATATGGTGCAGTAGTATTAAGAAGAAGTTTTACATCAGTAAGAAGCCCTTACTATTATAAGTACAAGAAATACTACACTAGATTAGATGCACAAGCAAGTACATTAACTTACGACATAACAGAAAGTGGAGAAACATCTAACGAAAAGAATCTATACAACATACCTAATCCTGAAGAATATAAACAATGGCAAAAGCTAGAACTTATTGACCAAGCCCTTGAAGAAATTTACTGGTACGATGCGTCGGTTTTCCGATTGTATTATTACGAGGGTAACACATTAACAGGACTAGCGAAAAAGACAGGCATAAGTAGAAACAGTCTATTTACAACTATAGACAAAGTAAGAGAACAACTTAAAGAATTGTTAGATGATTAATATTAATAATGAAGATAATATGGAGTTAATGTCAAGATATGATGATAATCATTTTGACCTTGCAATAGTAGACCCCCCTTATGGGATAGGTAAAAGCAAATATGTTAGACCAAAAAAACAATATGGTAATTCAAAAGCAAAACAAAATCATTATAATAAAGATTGGGATAATACAACAGAAAATAAAAATTTTTTTTTAGAATTAAAAAGAGTTAGTAAAAATGTTATTATTTGGGGGGCTAATCATTTTATTGAAAACATACCAAACTCAAATAGTAGTTGTTGGATTGTATGGAATAAACAAAACGGAGAAAATGACTTTGCAGATTGTGAATTAGCATATACAAGTTTTAAAAAAGCAGTTAGGAAGTTTGACTTTAAGTGGCATGGAATGTTACAACAAGATATGAAGAACAAAGAAATAAGAATACATCCAACACAAAAACCTGTAAAACTTTATGAATGGATATTAATGAACTATGCTAAAGAAGGTAATAAAATACTTGATACACATTTAGGAAGTGGAAGTATTGCAATAGCTTGTCATAACTTAGGTTACGACCTTACTGCTTGTGAAATTGATAAAGAATATTATGATGCAGCTATAAAAAGATTAAATCAACATACTGCACAATTAAGAATAATATGAGTAATTTCTTTGTTAAAGATGAGGTGTATCAAGAACGTATGGAAATATGTAGAGGTTGTGTGTATTATAAAAAGTTACTAGGAAATTGCTCCGTATGTAAATGTTTTATGAAAATCAAGTCAAGAATTTCCGTTATGGAGTGTCCTCAAAAGTATTGGGGAAAGACAACAGAAGTAGAAAGACCTGATGACATACCACAAGAACTAATAGACGAATGTTTATTGATTTGGGAAGATGTAAAGACAGGAGTAGCTAAGAACGTAACAGTAAAAAAGAAAATGATAGAATTATATAATACTATATATAATGCCAACTATAAAACTACAAGTAATTGTGGTTCTTGTTTAAATAGTTGCTATCATGGAATAAGACAAATAGTAGAAAAATATAAAACATAAAATATGAAAAATAAGATACCTGATTATTATATAGGAAAGAATTATAAATACGAAGCTAGAAAAGTAATATCAGATTGGGAACTAAACTGGAATGTAGGTAATGCAGTAACATATTTACTAAGAGCAAACTTTAAGCATAATTCTCCTGAGGAATGTATAAAGAAAGCTATACACCATTTAGAGTTTGAGTTAGAGGAGTTAGAACAACAAAAGAAAAAGAATGTAAGAATAAGTCATATATAAAGGAGGGTAGGCATACTGCCATAATAATAATTAAATGTTTTTATACTCTCCTTTATTTTTAAAACAAAAACTATGTTAATATATCAATGTAATAAATGTGAAATAAAAAAAGAACTTAGCAAAGTAGTAATGAAAGTCATAGATGGCAAAGTTGTGAACTTAGGAACTGAGTGTCCTGAATGTGGAGAGTATATGCAAGAGATAGCTAAAGAGTTTAATGGCTTTCCTCAATTAAGAAGAACAGAACCATCATTAAGTAAAAGACAAGATAGAATGTGGAAAGAAACAAAAGAAAAATTTACCAGTTAATGAAATTTGTAATACACGATAATAAAGATAAGATGCAATTAGTAAACTATTTAAAAGATATAGAAAGTCCTTACACAGTAGATGTAAAGAAACACAGAAACACAAGGTCTAACGTACAGAACAATTACTACTGGAAATGTATAGTGCAAGTATTAGCACAAGAGTTAGGTTACTTCAATGATGAGATGCACGACATACTAAGAGCAAAGTTTTTAAACGAGTGGGAAATGGTAGAGATTAATAATAAAAAGATAGGATTAAACAAGATAGTAAGTACAGCAACATTAAATACTAAAGCATTTGAAGTATATGCAGAACAGATTAGAATATGGGCTTTGTCTGACTTAGGCATAAGACTAATGCTACCAAACGAATACAATTAATTTCTATTATATAATATGGAAAACGAACAAAAACGTACACGAGTAGGCAAAGAGCAAATGTTAGAAGCATTAGAGGTTTCACTAGGTATAGTTACTGAAGCTAGTGTTAAGTGTGGGGTTAGTAGAACACAACATTATATATGGTGTAAAAATGATGAGGAATATCGTAAAGCAGTAGACAGTATAGAAAGTAAATTTATAGACTTTGCAGAAACACATTTAAAGAAACAAATAGAAAATGGTAGTACAACTGCTACTACATTCTTTTTAAGAACAAGAGGACGCAAGAGAGGTTATAATGAAAAGCAAGAGATAGATTTAACATCAGGAAACGAACCTATTAAAATTAATATAAATCTTGGAGATTAATCCTGAATTTACTGTAACACAAAAGGAATGTCTTAAATACCTATTTGATAAAAAGACTAAAGAAGTATTATTCGGTGGTGCAGCAGGAGGAGGTAAGTCTTGGGTAGGTGTAAGCTATTTAATCCTTATGTCCTTACAATATAAAGGTACAAGGTATCTAATGGGTAGGTCTAAGCTAGATGCTCTTAAAAAGACTACTCTAAATACTTTCTTTGAAGTCTGTAATGCTTGGAATCTAAAATCAGGAGAACACTATACGTTCAATGGCTCAAGTAATATTATTAGCTTTTATAACGGAAGTGAGATAATACTTAAAGACTTGTTCTTATATCCATCAGACAGAAACTTTGATAGTCTAGGTTCTCTTGAGATTACTGGTGCATTTATTGACGAAGCTAACCAAATAACTGAAAAGGCTAAGAACGTAGTAGCTTCAAGATTAAGGTACAAATTAGATGAGAACGATTTAATACCTAAACTTGTAATGACTTGTAACCCTGCTAAGAACTGGGTATATACAGAATACTACAGACCTGCTAAAGACAACACTATAAAACCTTACAGAAAGTTTATACAAAGTCTAGTAAAGGATAATCAGTATATCTCTCAGCATTATGAAAAGCAGCTATCTGAATTAGACGAACTAAGTAAGCAAAGACTTCTTTATGGTAACTGGGAGTATGATGCAACTGATGACAGTTTAATAGATTACAATGCTATAGTAAGTTTATTTAATCAACAAGGTATTGATGGAGATAAGTACATAACTTGTGATGTAGCACGATTTGGAAGTGATAGAACAGTTATAATGCTTTGGAAGGGTCTACATACTACATATATTAAAACTATGCTTAAATCGTCTGTAAATGAGGTTGTAGAGCAAATTAAAAAGATACAACAAGACAACCAAGTTAATTTAAGAAACATCATAGTAGATGAGGACGGAGTAGGAGGTGGTGTTAAAGATTACTTACGTTGTCAAGGGTTTATTAATAATTCAAGACCAATTAAAGGAGAGAACTATCAAAACCTAAAGACTCAATGTTATTATAAATTGGCTGACTTAATAAATAAAGGACAGTTAGGTGTTAGTTGTTCTGATGTAAATATAAAGAGTTATATAATTGAGGAGTTAGAGCAGGTAAGAACTAAAGACGCAGATAAGGATAATAAACTACAAATACTTTCAAAGGATAATATTAAAGCTATATTAGGACGTTCTCCTGACTACTCTGATGCTTTGGCTATGCGTATGTATTATGAAGTGGATAGTAACTATGGTAAGTATTTTGTGCAATAAAAAAGGGGGTTGTTACACCCCCCCTTGTTATTATTTTGATTTATTTAAGATTTTTTTAGTACTCTCTATCATCTCATCATACCACTCGTCAGAAGTCTGACCATACATTAACCAGTCTCTAGAGTTGATTCTATTTCTTTTAATTCTACTCCATTCATCTTCTGTTAATACTAATTCTGTATTCTCATATTTATTAGCTAAAGCTTTTAAAGATTCTAAAGTATTTAAGTGATTTGTAAATTCTGTCATTATTTGTAAGTCAGTCATGTTTTCTATTTTTTAAGTTTTTGTTATTAATTATACTGCAAAGTTACAGACTTTTTGTTATCCACCAAATTATTAACAACTTATTTAACAAGAAAGATTGTTTTACTCTAGTAAATTATTTTAAAAAAAGTATAAAAAAAAGGTGCAATCTTTAAAAATTAACACCTTTTTCTAACAAAAACTCATTGAAAACTCAGCAAATATAGTATTTTTAAACTATATTAATTAAATTTCTATTATATAATAATGAAAGTAAACATTAAGAAAGATGGTAAGCAAAACACTTACAATCTAATAAACAGTTGGAATGATGTAACACTTGAAAAATGGGCTTCACTTATTACTATGAGTAGTAAGTCAAAGTCTAAAGAAGCATTAGATACAATTAGCTTGTTGTCTAATATACCAAAGAAACTTATAAAAGAGTTAGGTATAAATGACGTATCTAATATTTTAAATAAGATAGCTGAATTGCAAAAGGATGCTAATAGTAAGTTAAGAAGGATAATTGAAGTAGATGGGATTGAGTACGGATTTCATCCTGATTTAAGTGAGATAAGTCTCGGTGCTTATGCCGATATTGAAACTTACATACAAGCAGGAATAGAGAACAACCTAGCTAAGATAATGGCAGTTCTTTACAGACCAATAGTAGAGAAGAATGGTAAGCAATATTCTATAACTGCTTATAATGGTAGTGAGGTTAGAATGAGAGCAGAGAAGTTTAAGAAGATGAAAGCAAAAGATGTAAATAGTTCACTGGTTTTTTTTTGGACTTTAGGGAACGAACTATCAGAGATTTTGCCGTTGTATTTGACGGAACGAGTGAATCAAGTGATACAATCACTACAGACGATAAATTCGCAAGTAAGTGGGGATGGTTTGGAGTAATGTATAGATTGACAAATGGAGAAATAATTAATTTAGAAAGGATTACTAAATTAAGTTTATATGAATGTTTAACTTGGCTTACTTATGAAGCAGATTTAAACGAAACAAAAAAAGTTAGTAGATGACACACTTTAAGAATTATAACAATACAATAGATACCTTAAAACAATTAGGTGCTAATCAGTTACAAATTAAAACTGTAACTACTGGGGATATATATGAGATAGACTTAGAGAAAAATACATCATATCCTCTAATGCATATTAATCCTGTTAATGCAGTAGCACAGAATAATCAAATGACTTTAAACTTCCAAGTCTTTATTATGGACTTAGTATTTCCTGATGAGAGTAACGAGCAAGAAGTACTGTCTGATTGTCTTAGTATTTGTAATGACTTAATAGGTACACTAAAGAACGGACAGAGTTTATATTTGTCAGGCGCAAGTCAAGGAGAAAGTCCTGCATACTTTACTGAGGGAGATATAACGATAGAGCCATTTACAGAACGATTTGACAACTCAGTAAGTGGTTGGACGTTTACACTACCAATAGTTATAGAGAACGACTATAACACTTGTATAGCACCACAACTAACAACATACGCAGGTAAATAATGTTTAAAATAAAAATAGGAAAATTAACAATACAACTAATACCCCCAAAGATAAGTTATGAATTATGATGATGTAATAGAAAAGCTAGAAGAAATAAGTATAAACTTTGAAAGCTATAATGACTATCCTGATAGTGCTAGTAATAATGCTTGTAAGGTACTTAAATGGATAGATAAATATGGTAGAGATGAAGTTAAAGGAATGACTAGAACAGGACTTGCAAGAGCCAATCAGCTATGTTCAAAAGAAAAAATTTCAAGAGATACAATATCAAGAATGGCATCATTTAAAAGACATAAAAAAAATGCAGAAATAAACCCTGAATATAAATCTACACCTTGGAAAGATAAAGGATATGTAGCTTGGTTAGGGTGGGGTGGTACATCAGGAATAGAATGGGCAATTAATAAATTAAAACAAATAGATAAATAATTATGGCAGATTTAACGACAACCTTATCTGAATCAGTAACACTAAATGGTGCAGTTAGAGGTACAACAAACACAGTAACAACTACAGGTATCAATAATGTATATGAACGTATTGTAACTTGTACTACAGGACAAACTACTTTTTTAGCAGCTTTTGATACTAACTCTTATGGTTCAGCAGTTCAAATTGACAAAGAAGATGTTAGGTATATAAGAGTAACTAATTTAGATGCTACTAACACTTTAGAATTAGCAGTAGTTGGTGCAGCTACTTTATATCAAGTATTAATTAAAGCAGGTCAATCACATATACTATGTGCAGCAGAAGATGTTATGTTAGCAGAAGCTGATACATCTCCTAGTTTTGGTACTATGGCTGACTTAACTAGCTTACAGGTTAGTCCTGCTGCTACTTTAGATGTAGAGATATTTGTAGCTAGTGTATAATGAAAGCATTAGAACGATACTTAAATAGTTTCGGTAAAAGTGTTGTCAATAAAGCTAAAGGAATATTAAAGAAGAAAGATAAAGTAGTATCAGGTAAACTTCTTAATAGTATAAAATTTAGAATTGTAAAAGACAACGATAGTTTATCTGTTGAATTTTTAATGGTAGATTATGGAACTTTTGTAGATAAAGGAGTATCAGGAACTCAACGTAAACGTACTTATGTTGATTATAAAGGACAAAGAAAGACAAGTCAATATGGATTTGGTAAGTCAAGAGATGGTGGATTAACAAGAGGATTAGATAATTGGATAGTTCGTAGAGGTATAGCACCAAGAGATGCACAAGGTAGGTTTATATCTCGTAAGAGTTTAAAGTTCTTAATAGCTAGAAAAATATATACACAAGGAATACAAGGGATTAGTTTCTTTCAAAAACCTTTACAGTTAGGAATGAGAGATTTTTATAATAAAGTAGGTAAAGCAGTAAAAGAAGATATACAAAATATAATAAAAACATAATGGCAATATTAATAAATCAAAAACCACTATACAAGACATTACCAGTAGGTCAAGATATAGTATTCTCAGTATCAGATGACACAATAGTTGCAAATAATTATAATGTAAAATTTGTAGCTTATGTATATGTAAGTAATAGTCTTGCAACCTTAAATACTGCAAATAGAGTAGCAGTATTAAAAACAACTCCTAACAATGCAGGGGTTGGTATATTCTCTTTACAACCAGTATTAGAAAGTTATGTAAAAGCTGATAATAATGGTACTGATTTTTTAAATGGTAGTACATACAAGACAGTTACTTATTCTAACACAACTCCACATCCAATACACTTAATAGATAAATATGCAACCTCTGATAACTCTGCTAAATATTTTATGGTAGAGTTTTTCTTAGAATACTCTCCAACTATTGATGATGTTGTAACTATAGACGTAAGTACCTATGAATTGTCAGAAATTTATTTATTCTACAATGGATATTTAAATTATGATGATGTCTTAAATCAAACAGGTAATGACTATGGCTATCCTTTGTCTGATTTAAACTATGTGATGGATGCTGATAACTCATATTTTTTAAGTAATGCACCTACTACACAATATGCAAGACTAACTGATTATGGTACACTACCTTTCTTTAATTTTTTATCATCATCAGATTATTCTTTTCAAACTGGTTCTGATACTTCTACAATAAATAAAGTACATTACTTTTCTATAAAACTATATGATAGTTCAAACACGTTATTAGCAACTACAACACCTTTTGCTAATTTTTCTAATGGTTCTTCTACTACATCAAATCAATATTCAAATATTAGAATAAATTACTTTGGTGCTTTTCCTGCTAACTTAGATGGTGCTGCTTATTCTGCTTGGGTAACACATAGAGCAAATGTTAGTTATTACACAGTACAGGCATTTGATGATGATGGACAAATTATAAGTCAATTATATACAATAAATATTATAACAGATGACTGTAAAGGTTTCGAGGGTATTAGATTAACTTGGCTAAATCCTTATGGTGTTTGGGATTACTATACATTTACTAAAAAGTCAGTAAGGTCATTACAGACTAACAGAACTTCTTATACACAACTAGGAGGTACTTGGAATGAAAGCACATATAAGATAAATGGATTTAGTGGTGGTAAGAAAAACTTTAGGGTAAACTCAAAAGAACTTATCCGTATAAATACTGACTACTTAGTAGATGCTGATGCTATTTGGTTTGAGGACTTAATAAACAGTCCTGAAGTTTATATAGTAAATGGCTATTCATCAGATGCTAATGGTATGGTTAATAAATATGTAGAACCTGTAACAGTTGCTACATCAAGCTATACAAGAAAAACAAAAGCAAACGATAAACTAATACAATACACATTTGAATTAGAAAAGAGTAAGAATAAAAGAATACAATCTGCATAATGAGTGTACAACTAATATTATATCCACAAAACTATCAAGGAGTTTATTCATCTAACTCTAGTGTTATAACTACTAACTTAGTAGCAGATGGTTCTAGGTTTGGTACTGTATCACTTCATACTGGATATAGTTCTTCTGCTAATGACCCTGCATTTGATTCAGTAACTAATGATGCACCTTTTCCATCTTGGAAAAAGTTTAGGTCGCAAGGGAGTAGTTCTTATGCAGATGTAGACTATCCTATTGTTATAGCAGGTTTTAATCCTAAGCTAAGATTTAGAGCAGCATCAGGAGGTAGTAATTCAAGTAGTGGTGTATATCAAACAATAAACAACTTAGTAGTAGGTGCTACATATCAATTAAAATTTAGAGTAGTAAATGCAGCTACTGGAGGGTTTATATTTATTGGTGCTAATGGTTATGGTAACAATTTAGGAGGAGGAGGAGTAACTGCTATATCAACTACAGGTACAGGATTTAAGACATTTGATTTTACAGCAGTAAACTCATCAGAAGAACTTATAATGGATTACCAAAATGATGGTGCTGATGCTATTGATATTAGGAGAGTAACTATAAAAGGGGCAGGTGCTACACCACCATTAGTATTTACAGATTTAGCAGATGGTCAAGTTATATGCGACTTATATGAAGATGAAGATATACCATTAAGTTTATCTATTGATGACTTTAAAAATGTAGCTGAGAAAACACAGAGTTATAGTAAAGACTTTAACCTACCTGCTACTAAACGTAATAATAGAATATTTACACAAATATTTGAGATAACTAATTCTGTAGAAAGTAATGCAGAATCATTTAATCCTTATGTGCAAACACAGTGCGTATTAAAACAAGATGGTAATATTATATTTAAAGGTTTTCTAAAATTAATAGATATAGTAAATAAAGATGGAGAGATAAGCTATAACGTAAACTTATATTCTGAATCTATAATATTAGTAGATGTATTACAAAATAGATTATTTAGAGATTTAGATTTTGATGAATTAACTCACGATTATAATAAGACAAATATAACAAATAGTTGGTATGATAGTACAGGTATTACATTAGTAGAACCATTAGGGCTAAGTTCTTTTGCTTATGATTCAGCATTAGGTGTAAATAATACTACAGTATTAAAATATCCTTTTGTAGATTGGACTGGTAATTTAAGTGTAGATAATACAACAAACTATCCTATACTTAATAAATTAGAAGATGCTTTTAGACCTTTTATAAATTGTAAATATATATTAGATAAAATATTTAATGATGCAGGATTTACCTACACTTCTACTTTTTTAGATAGTTCTACATTTACTAAGTTATTTATGGATTTTAACTGGGGTGCAGGAGATATGCCAGTAGAAGTTAATAGTAATGCAGTTGTAGGTAATTATAATAATACTACAGAACACTATGCAGGAACATCTTATACTAATTTAAAATTAACATTTCCAACTACAAATTTAGCTTCTGTTAATTATGACACAAGCACAAACAAAATTACAGCTGTAAATAATAATTCAGAATTTGTAATAGATTATGATTATGGAGTTGCAAATAAAAATGGACAACCAGTAGTTCAGTTAAGATGGTTACTTACAAGAACTGATGGTACAACAGAATCCATAGATGAAACATATCCTACAACACTAAATCCATTTGGTGTAGGAAATTATGCAGGACAATTTACTAGAACTTTAGATTCAGGAGATACATTAGAAGCGCAGTTCAAATCTTCTATAAGTAATATGTTCTATCAAGATTATGATATTTTAATTTCAAGTACTGCTACAGTAAACATAACAAGAAACATAACAGCAGTAACAGAATCTACTTTATTAAATAATTTAAGAGGAGATTTAGGACAATGGGAATTTATTAAAGGGTTTATTAATATGTTTAATTTAATTATTAGACAAGATGAAACAAATCCTACTAATTTATTAATAGAACCTTACGACACTGTATTTAATGATATAGACAAAGGATTGAGTTTATCAGATAGAAATATTGTAAATGATTGGACAAGTAAAATAGATGCTTCAGAAATAAAATTAACTCCTTTAGATTTAGCAAAAGAAACTATGTTTGATTACATAGAAGATGATAAAGATTTTGCAGCTAACTTATATAAAAACACTTTTGTAGAACCTTATGGCTCAAAAACATTTACTGCAAGAGGAAATACTATATTTGTAGAATCAGAAGAAGTAAGTGCTAATCCTTTTGCAGCTACTATTGTAAAACCTTTATTTGATTATACACCTCAGTTTTTAACTCCTGCTATTTATTCATCAGATGGTGGTGTTTATCAAAGTTTTGACAATAAACCTAGAATACTATACAAAACCTCTGCTATTCCTTTTGAAATGACTGATGGTACTTCATATTCTATACCTGCACAAAATGGAGTGTTTGGTACTGGTGCAGAAACTAAGTATCTTAAATTTAGTCATACAACTGACTTACCTCCTTTACCTACATCATTAGATTTAAACTTTGAACCACGTTTATTAATAGGTATATCAGGGAATACTATAAATAGTTTGTATCAGGAGTATTGGTCTAACTATTTTGATGAGTTATATAACTTTGATACTAAAACAATGACAGTAAAAGTAAATCTTAACGCAGCAGATATTACACAGTTTGATTTTAGAAATAAAGTAATGATACAAAATAGAGCATTTAGAGTAAATAAAATAGATTATAAACCAAACGACTTATCTACAGTTGAATTTATACTTATACCATAATGAATTTTAAAAGAGGATTTAATATAAAACCAAAAGAAATAACTGGAATAGGAGAAGTTATATTTACTGATGGAACTAATGATGTAGTACCTAATCAATTATCTTGTGAAGCATACGGATATACTTACAATGCAGATACAGGAACTTGCGTAGCTTTTGAGTATAGCACACAAGTACAAAATTTTTTTAATAACGCAACTAACAATAGGTTAGGGTCAAACAACACAACAGAGAAAGCAACTAACAATACTTTGATAAATGGAACTAACAATCTAACAAAGGGTAATAATAATAACTGCTTAGTAAATGGTAGGCAACACGAATTAACAAACGGACTAAATAATTCTGCAATTTTATCAGGTAGGTATGGACAAGCATTAAATCAAGGAGAGGTAGTAATATCAGGAGGAGGTTTTAATGAGGAGTTAGCTATGTCGCAAATGTCCTTT